AGGATGTAGACTCGATGCACGGAAAGTACCGAAGTAATTTCCGGAGCTTCTCGTCTAACCATTGACATGTCTGCCAGCAACCATGTTGATACAATTGGTTGCGAAGCGAAACATAGGAAATGGTCTCTGCAACGTGCTGCCGTGTAGAAGGAGTAAATTGACGGACCTTGACAATGGAAACGTCATGGCCATCATAATACTCTTTACCGCAAGACTCTCTGAACCTTCCGGTCCAGAAGGACTTACGGCGATTCACTCTAGCTCCAAAGAGTTCGAGTGAATCCATCACGGATTGCACATAATCCACAGGGACGATAATATCGTCCCCGTAGACACGCACCCGATCGATAAACTCAGAAAATTCTGAGCGATCGACAAAACGGTATCCTCGCTCCTGCTCAATCCCAAGGAAGATCATGGCCAAAAAGGCCATGGCCTCGATGGGGAAGCAGAGAGCAGAACCCATAGATGCGAACTTGGACAATAGGATTTTCCCATGTCCAGGAACCGATGCGTACTGTGACCGCGTCGCCAATAGAGCACTCCTAGTCAAAGGGTGCCTAGAGGTTAGTGCGAGCACGTGCATCAAAGAGACACGATCAGACGCCTCGCTCAAATCGAGCGTTGCAAGGGATCCAATGGACCCCTTCTGAGCTAACTCCTGGTTAGGAAGTTGGGACTCAGAACTGATAAACCGACCAATAAGATCATTATTGGTCGCACGAGTCAAGCTCTCGAGCAATCCTTGCTGCAGATATTGCAGGGAGGACGGCTCAATTGCGATGATTCGTGGTGTCTTTTGCGTCTTAGGAACCGAAACAACCCTAGCGGGAAGCTCGGAACCGGGTTCTAGTAGGTCGATCCCGTCTGCCCAGTCCTCGGAACTATATCGAGGGTTGGGAGAAAGGAAATCCCCAAAATGGAAGATTTCCTCCAAACGGGTGGTCCAGTACGTGGAAGAGTACTTACCATTGCTGGTAAGTTTCTCCGCCGTCGCACCAGGACCATGCTTCGGGACTATCGATTCAGAATAGATATCACTATCTAGAGCTGAAAAGACAGGACCGAATAGCAATGAACCCATACGAGACAGTTCAGAAATATCAGAACCATCGAGAATGGCGTCATTGTAACCGACCTCCTTATCACAATCGACATACTCAGACATCGCCGCTTTCTCCCTAACGGGAGTACACGGCACCTCGATCTTGCTAAACAGCAGCGTAAGCTGTCGAATGGCATAGATCGATTCAATGTCCGGGTTATCGATGAGGATACCATTATTTAGATGGAACACCTGTTCCATGAAACCTCTCAGAAATGAGGGGAGACATGATCCCGACTTCCGGAAAGGAAGGAAGGATTCGGGAACAATCATTCCTTGGTCAAGACAATACTGAAAGTCTTTTCCAAAGGATGGAAGGGTAATCGTGAGAAACGACATACCCTCGTGTTCACATCGACCTTGGACAGTACTTATGTCCATGGTGGTGCTAGTGCTACATCTGCTCGCCAATTCTTCGGCGAGCATATTCCAGAGTGAAATCAGGCTTTTCATAAGACCTCCTAATTGGGGGTACTTATCCTTAGCCTGCCACACTGAGGCTTGTTCGGATCAGGTCAAAAGACCAAATCCGAACAGGGCCAGAGCAAGACCTCCGAGACAGACAAGAACAACAGCTATAAGAATAGCTATGAACTGCTGTCCCGAAGTAGCGTGATTGTAATCATAACCATGATTATCTCTCATCGCAAGCTAACCTCCTTTCAATAAGAGGGAGTTGGCTACTTGAAGCCCACTTAGCAAGAAATAATTGCATATGGGCAACAAATGATGAACGTCGGTGGGTCTAAGACTCACCTCCGAGCATCTTTTCCGTGAGGGCATACGTCGAAGCCGAGAGAAGACCAACAAGGCCTTCAACCAGTTTCTTCGCTTCCGCCACGGTGTAGCCAGCAACGGCCGGTCGGTCGACAACCAAATAGACAGACATCGAAAAAGTCTGTTTCTTGGTTTCTTCCAACGGGTTGTTAGCCAACTTGCTCACGTCGATCCGCACAAGATGGCGCTTTCTGTTCGAACCGTTCTCCTGAGTGGAGACAGTAAGAACATTGAGGCCATCAGAGGTCTCGTAGATGGATTTGAAGTCCCCCGATGAAACTCGGGGGGCTGTCACTTCCGTCCCCGCGACTTCTTTGAATTTCTGTGGATCGGTCAGTGCCATAGGCACACTCCTTTTGCTTAGGCGGAGAACCGCCTGGTGTTTACAGTGATCTGCTACAGCAGCCTGGTAATACCAAGCGCCGCAGTAATAGCAAGCTGGGTAGGTGATAAATCCTGCCAGCCAATGCTAAATCCAAAAGGCGATGCGGGTACACGTCTCTTAGTAACACTTTCAGTGCTACAGGAGTATGTACCAGGGACAAGCTCTTTCTGTTTGATTTCAGGATCACCAAGTTTCGGATAGAAAATGGTGCCCTGAATCACTTTCGGAGCCTGTCCATATGCGGTTATAGTTTCGGAAGTTTCTTCCATCATATAACCGTATCGCATTACGAGACCGGCTAGTCCAAAACTGGTGATGTTTTGAATAACAAAACCAGTATTTGAGAACCAGTCGACGGCCCAACTCCACGGAGTCAGCTCCCAAAGAATCTCGGGATTAAGCGCCAGTCCAAAGAGTGCATCGGCATCACTGCCGAAACCTAACGCCTTTCGCCAGCTATCAGTTGACGAAGGTAGCGCATAGGTATAAACACCCTCAAACCAGCGTTTAGTCTCCCTAACCAAGGAGACCTGACGAGTTCCGTAGGGCGATCCTGCTACTTCAACTAATCCCCAAGGCGGACCCCATTCACTGGGGTACGACACAGGGAGCGTAGCAGTCGTCCTTGATGGCGAAAAATCAAACCGCCGGTGGGTATCTGACCCTTCACCACGTTGATGATTCTGAAGAATCTCGCGGTGGTGTCGGGCGGCATTAACTACATTAGATACTTCTTTATGTAGTGGTGCCCAACCGAATTGATAGTTGAGATACTCACTACCGAGACCTTTAAGGATCTCAGTACGGTGCTTCCACGTTTGAATACCAGGAAGAGAGGGAATACCCTCTCTCATGGTTTCAGCCATGGTTGTACCGAGGTCAGCGGCTGGGTTAGTAGGCGAGGTGAGAGCTATTGCTGTAGTTCCGTCTTTGGTCATTTGGGATTCATTACGAGCCCCAAAGGAACCTTTTACGTTGCTATAGCCTAGTTTTTCCATCTCGACTTGGGTTGGAAGATAACCGCAAATAGGCCCTTGATAAAACTTACCAAGGGAACTATTGTAGTGATCTTTCACGGAAGGCCCTTTAACAGAGGACCTAACGAGGCTCGTGTAAAACGGCCCACCCTCACGATAAGAACCGGATTTACGGTCCTTAGGGTGACTAATTGACTCAGTAATCTGAGTCCCAGCTACGGCACTGTTGGTTTTTATTGGGAAAGTAAATCTCCCTTTATTATTAACCCAACTTTCGGAAGTTATAACACTTCCGGAAGGGCGGCGCTCAAACAACGAGCGCTGCCGAGTGCCTTCGCTAGACGCCATCAGGAATTCCTTTCTTGTGAATGGAACATGTTTCCATGTTTCACTCTAGTGGATGATGCACTGCAGGCCTGCCCTTCCATGATTTCTCATGGAGTGGGG